TAAAAAGTAATAATATAAATATTATTACCAAAAAGAAGTCAATGAACGACTATGAATTTATAAAGTTGTTATGGAATACGTTTGCTAATGAATTCGGTTTATCTCAAATTAGACAATTAACAACCAAACGCATTAATGGCATCAAAGCTCGTGAACGTGAAAATGGATTTAACATACAAGAAATTTTTGACTGCATAGAAGCCTCACCGTTCCTTTTAGGCACTAATGGCAATGATTGGAAAGCTGACTTCGACTGGGTATTTTGTAGTCCTAATAATTGGCTAAAAATTGTGGAGGGTAAATACAAAGGCGAAAAAAAACAAAAGCCACAAGATAAGCTACAGAGCATTTTTGAGGAATTAACAGGAGGAGGTAAATAAATGAATAACATATACGGGTCGCATGACAAAAACACTATTGAACAATTCCACGAAATACAAAAACATGCTAAAAGATCGGCATTGATGGCAGACGGACATTTAGGCTATGTAATGCCTATAGGGGGAGTCGCTGGATATCAAAACTCAGTCTCTATAGCAGGTGTTGGTTTCGATATTGCATGTGGAAATATGGCAATTCGCCTTGATAGTAAAATCAATGACATTGATATTGACTATGTACTAGACGAGATAGAAAAGGTCATTTTTTTTGGTGTTGGGAAAGTAAACCCAAATGCACCAACTGATCATAAGGTGTTTAGTTCTAATTTGTGGGAAGTTTACGACAAAAATAAAAGAGAAGAACTGAAACAGTTAGCACTGAATCAGCTTGGAACTGTAGGGAGTGGTAACCATTATGTTGATATTTTTAGAGATGATGAAAATTATGTATGGGTTGGCGTTCACTTTGGGAGCCGAGGGCTTGGCCATAAAACAGCTAATGGGTTCATGGCCTTAGCACAAAATGGGGATTGGGAATCCAAAACAAAACAGATTCAAACAATGGTGGATCTAGATACGGATATGGGGGAGCGATACTATAAGGCTATGACGCTATGTGGAGAATATGCATATGCTGGTCGTGAATGGGTTTGCCAAACGGTTCAAAATATTATTGGTGCCAATAGAACGTATGAGGTTCATAATCACCACAATTACGCATGGAAAGAAACTCATTATGGGGAAGAACTAATTGTAGTAAGAAAAGGTGCAACCCCAGCATTTCCTAGCCAAGAAGGTTTTATAGGGGGCTCTATGGGAGATAATGCAGTAATAATTGAAGGGGTTGAGTCTGAAAAAAGCAAAAAAGCCTTATATTCCACAGTGCATGGAGCTGGCCGGGTTATGTCACGAAATGAGGCTAGAGGCAAAAAAAAATGGGTTAAAAATGAATCTGGAATTAAAGTGCCTAAGATAATTTCAGATGGCAAGGTTAGTAGAGCAATGATGGATAACTGGATTAAAAATAAAGGTGTCAAATTGCGTGGTGGGGGAACTGACGAGAGCCCACAAGCATATAGACGACTTGATGAAGTTCTTGCATATCATAGCGAAACAATTAAAATTAAATACAATTTAAATCCAGTTGGGGTGGTGATGTGCAATGAATAACTACGAAAAAACCATTACAGCAATGGTATTAAAAGCTTATGCCCTAGTAGGCCAAGAAGATAAACAAATACAAATTAAAGCATTGTCAGAAGCAATCATTGAAAAACAGATTGATATAAAAGTGCTTAGTGAGGCATTAAATAAACATGCTGAGACATCGGAATTTGCACCAAAATTAAAAAATATTGTTGATTACGTAAACATCATACCAGACAATCAAGTTAATGAGTTTCTAGAGCGTTTTCGTAAGCAATCAAGAAATCATTATGATTGGAATCCTATTGACGATGACGTATACACCATTAAAAAAATCATTGGTAAACAAAGATGTGAAGACTGTCTATCTGAGCATTGGGTTTTTATTGAAAAGGAGGCAAAAGAACTTTACAAAGATTTAAAAAACAAAAAAATAGAGCTAATTGAAAGCCCTAATAAGCAAAATACTAAACAGATTGCAGGGTCGAACACGGTTTATATTGAATCTAAAAAAAACATTAACGATGGTTTGAATCCATTAAAAAACATATTAAAGGACGGAAAAAAATGAACATAAAAGTAGTAACTAACAAATATTTTTTGGAAAAATTAGTGCAAAAATATGCACATGCTGAATCGACAACGATAGAGCAACAAATTAAAGCGTTGTCCAATAAAAGACAGGCAAAGAGAGAAGCAATAAATAGCTTAATTGATCTTAATTACAGTTTTTCAGATTGTATGAATATTGTGGACCACTACTGGCCAAAAAACTACATCGAATACAAGAAAAAACATGGTATTGATAACGAATCCATCAATGAAATGTCTATAGAATATGGTCCTGAATCAGATAGGTTCAGAACTTTATTGATAAATAGATATATTATTGCTTGTGCTGAATTGGAAGACCAGATCGAAAAAAGTACAAAATAATTGCCTTTAAAAGTATGCCAAATGAGATTTTCTAATTTTGTATAAAATAGAAAAAAAAATTAAATTATTAAGTGTTAATGAGGCTTGGCAGGGTCGAAAATATAAAACGCAAAAATATAAAGATCACCAAAAAACGTTGTTATATACCCTGCCAAATGAAAAAATAAATCTTATCAAATCCTATTATATAGTTTTTATATTCAACTTTTCAAATAAATTAGCAGATTGGGATAATCCAATAAAACCACTACAAGATATTTTACAACAAAAATATGGGTTTAATGATCGGGATATCTATATAGCTTTAGTATATAAAAAGATTGTTCCTAAAAAGGATGAAGGGTTTATTGTGTATATTGGGGATTCTAAAAACTTTTATGATGATCTTGAAACTATAAGAACACAACAAAAAATAGAATAGCTAGATTTAAAAAAATTAATAAAATGATTCCTGTTTTAAAAACATTAATAACATTATCGATGTTATCCCATCGCCTTTTAGTTAATTCTTGTATTCCTGTAATTTTTTCGTTTAATTGGTCGCATTGCTTTTTTAAATTTGTGACGTTTGTTTTTTTTGTTGTAATATCTTGTGTTGTAATATCTTCTAATGACATAGCTTTTTCCAAAATTAATTAATGTCATAATCATTATTAGTTCAATTATGACTTTACTCTTAACCCCATAAAACAAATATGCCAAAGGAGCAGCAATAAATGCGTTAATTGCAGTATCAGATACTACCTGAATTGTAGTTTCTATAATACTTTGTTTTTTACTTTGCATTTTTTGACAAGGCAAGGCAAAACATACGTACATCTTTTGGGCTTAGATTGGTTTTTAAATCATTTTTTGTAATATTGTAAGCGTGTTTTAAAATTGGTAAAAACAATTCGGAACAAAAATATTTATCTGATTTATGGATTTTACGACCAAAAAACCCAAAAATAACACCAAATAAATCATATTTTTTCCCAAGCATTGATTCAAATTCTTCTACTATTTTTTTCTTTGTTGTTATGTCAATATCTAATTCTATTGTGTACGCTATATCATTTCTTGGATTATTGTATTTTGTAAATCCACTAAAAAATTCTGATTCGTAATACTTTTTGAATATTTCAAAGCTTACATGATAATAAATGTCATTTGAACGGATTTTGATTATGCTTGTTGTGTATTTAATTGGATTCCACCATTTGTATTCTTTTTTATGAAAATGCACTTTTATCATGCTTCCACTTCCATTTTACCGGCCATTTTATATAAGAGTTTTTTCATGTCGTTTAACTCGTTTGTAATCTCTTTAAATTGTTCGTCTGTGTGATCTCTATATTCTGCCATTGTTTTTTTAAAGTTGTTTAATTGCGTGGTCATTTTGTAAACGTAGAAACCCATACCTGCATATAGAATAACGAAAACGTACGCTTGTCCGTTAGGGCTTTTCATAATGTCAAGCAATGCTGGGATGAGTTCTATTAGTTCCATTTTATAACTTTATGCAATACATGACGTTAATATTTTTTGGACGTGTTTCATTTCCACCTGTTAATTCTGTGTGTTGTGCGGTAGAAACTGGGGATGAACTATAACGTTGTATCCAAGAAAGCCGATAATAAGATGATGATCCAGTATGGCGGTTCATGTCATGTTTATGGCTTTTTAATTCATCTGCTTGCTTTGTCCCAACGGCATCACCAGTAGTTCCATCGCCTCGGTCAGTACGCGATGCTGCGTCTGGGTCCGTTCCTGCTGAATTATCAAAACCACGTAAAAAACGGCCTCTGTAATCAGGTAAATTAAACGTTGTGCTTCCATCGCCATTACCATATATAACGCCTAACTCCCCAAACAAACGTGCGTGTGTTGTTCTGCTAACCGCTGACCCGTCACATTCAATATACCCTTTAGGGGCTGACGTTAATGCTGTGGTTATAATTGTTCCAGTAGGCTTGTCATCTTCTCTAAAATTTAAATTAATTCTTGTTGCACTAACCGCTCGTCCAATTTCTACTGGATATAAACTTGGTTTGGTTGTTGTTATCGCCCCGCTTGTTCCTATGTAATATATGGTACCGGCGGTTAATGAGCTAAACCCATTATAAAAGCCATAGTCAATCTTAACTGTTTGCCCGCTGGATACAGTAGTGTTACAAACCCCCACTACGGCTGTAATCCCGCCACTGGTTGAATTATCTGCCTTAAATGCTTGTCCGCCACTAATTCTTACAACATCACCTGCTGTAAGATTTTCACCAGCTGTTATTGTTGAAAACTGATCTGAGGGTATACCTACGTAACTTGTAGCGGTTACCTGTGCCACGTTAAGGTCATAATTTCCGTTTGCTAATATTTCTACT